AGTCAACTTTGTGATTGAAGATAGAATTGGAATTCTGCCTATACCTAATAGTCTGCTGAAAGACAATACCGCAGCACTGTTGAAGTATATTAACAGATGGCTGGCAAAGAAATCTGTGGCAACTCGCAATAGTCTTATCCTTACAGTACTTGCGGCATTAACTCCAACTGCTATTGCTAATAACGATGATGTCAAAGATGTATTGAATGTACAGCTTGATCCTGCAATTTCAATTATGTCTAAGGTATACACAAATCAAGATGGCTTTAACGCTCTTGATAAGATGAAGGATTCAAACGGCAATTATTTGCTGCAGCCTCATCCTACTGATGAAACAAGAAGATTACTTAAGGGTAGAGTTGTAAAAGTGTATTCAAACAAAATCATGAAGACAACTGGTACAACAACAAAGCTTGCTCCTATCTTCTTTGGTTCACTGAAGGAAGCTGTAACTCTATTCGACCGTGAAGCAATCAGTCTTCTAAGCACTAATGTTGGTGGCGATTCATTCAAGAAAAACAGAACAGACATCCGTGCTACATCACGGGAAGACGTTGAAATGATGGACTCAGCTGCAGTCGTGTTTGGACAAATTGACGTAACACCAGCATAGGAGGCTGAAGTATGAAAATCAAATGTTTAATTAATTGTACGGGTGTTGGTTATAAAGACCTTGAAAAAGGTGAAGTAAGAAATGTTGGGCAGGCTGTCGCGGATAAACTAACCGCATTTGGTTATGCAAAAGCAGCTGGCAAATCTGACGACAAAAAGACTACAAACGAACCTGCCAACAAGAAAGCGCCGCAGGAAGACAGCAAAACTCCGGAAGATAACAAAACTACGGAAGATGATAAAACCCCGGAAGATAACAAAACTCCGGAAGATGACAAAACCCCGGAAGATGACAAAACTCCGGAAGGCGATGTGACACCAGCGAAGGGTGGAATTTTCAGGGGGCGTAAATGATAATCGATGTAGCAGCTGCCAAAAATTATATACGAGTAGATGGAAACGACGATAATGATCTGATTGAGTTACAGATTGGAGCAGCTGAAGAGTTCATCAAAAATGGTACTGGGAAAAGCTTAGATTGGCTTAGCACTAATAAAATTGCCAAACTATTTTGCTTGATGCTGGTGCAGAACATGTACGACAAACGTACATACACAGTTTCTATAAATGAAAATATTAGTAAAGCAGCTGCAGGATTTATCCTACAGCTGAAATATTGCTATGAGGAAACTGAAGAGCCTACAGAGTAAGAAGCTGATACATAATACTTAAACAATAATGCCAGGGGGAAATGATGTCAAAATATATATACATATATCTAGGCAATGATATGGGCGGTGAAGGCAAAGAGAAAAGGTATGCTGAGGAACACAGTATTACTCGTGCTGAATTCTATCAAGCCAAGCAAGCTTCGCTTAAACCTTCGCTGATGGTGGAAGTGAGAAACGAAAGCTACAGCAATGAAAAGTACCTCTGGTATAAAAAACAAGATGGCGATAGATACAGAATAATTCGGACGCATAAAACGCCTGATGAAAAAACGGAACTCTACTGTGAAAGGATATAGTAAACATGACACTGCAAGATATTGAAAATTTGTTTAAGGATATTGAAGTACCTGTATACTATTCTGCTAACACAAGTGAGCCGTCAGAGGACAAATACATTGTGTGGGCGGAGGATGGTGATAGTAGTTCCTCGAATGCAGATAACAAAAAAAGAACAAAAGTAACATCTGGCACAATTGACCTTTTTACTCGCACAAAGTTTGACCCCAAAAAAAAGGAGATAGAAGCAATGCTTAATAACTCGAGTATGGCTTGGAGTTACAATTCGCATCAGTACGAAGAGGATATGTTGTACCATCACCATGAGTGGGTATTTGAGGTGATTCTAAGTGGGTAGTTTTAATGTTAAAATGCCAGACGACTACCTAAAAAAACTTAGGGAAGTGTCGGACCATACTGTTGAAATTTGCAAGAAGGCGGTCACTGCAGGAGCTTCTCCTGTAGCGGACAAAATTCGTGCAAATGCTGAGAAGGTTATGTCAGGAGAAGAGTCTGGCGAGATGATGGCCAACTTCGGTATTACACCTGCAGATGTTGATGATAGAGGTGTTATCAACGTTAAGGTTGGCTTTGGCAATTATGATACTAAAGGTGTTGCAAACCCATTGAAAGCCAATGTGCTTGAAAGTGGCAGAGTATCATCTGGCGGAGATGGACGCAAGCATAAAAAAAGAAATGGCAAGGAATGGGCTAGAGCAGTGGAAAGCGGCAGCGTGATGCAGCCTAAAAGACCATTCATACGTCCTGCAGTAAGGAAATCCAAAAAAGCTTCCATTGAAGCTATGGAGAAAACGATAAACGAAGAGATTCAAAAAATAATGAAATAAGGAGGCTATAATATGAACGATATTCAAGATATTCATGGCGAATTTGTTGGTTGTGATCAGTTGCATATTGCAAAGGTTATAGAAGACAGCGCAGGGAACTTCACTGTAGAAGCACCGCGCTATTTTGCACCATTAGCCGATGCAGCTAGTCAATCCAAGGAAACTAAAAAGTCATCGAGTTATGATAATAAAATTCATAGGACATATGTGGTTGAAGGACCTAGTGAAGTCAACCTGAATGTATCCAACATACCTGCAGATATATGGGCTGAAACAAACGGAAAAGGCTTCAATGAAAACGATGGAAGAGTGTACGATTCTGGCGAACCTAAAAAGGAATACTACGCCTTAGGTCTTCGATATAACATTGGAGACAATCACTTTAGATACCAGTGGTTCTTGAAGGGGATATTCAGTGCCGGTAAAGAGGAGGCAAAGAGTAAAGGTGAAAGCGTTGATATAAAAACGTATCAATGTGTCTATACTGCTATTCCAACCTCTCATGCATTTGAGTATCAGGCAAACGGAGTAACAAAGAACACGCCGTTGAAGCGGATATTTGGAGATACAACTAAAGCTGCTTTTGATCCAGCTGGTTGGTTTGACCAAGTGCAAACTCCGGACACATCTGGTGCGCCTGATGCTATTGAGCTGTCAAGTATCGTACCGGCAGACGGAGCAGCTAATGTTGCAGTTGATTCTAGCATCGTTGCAACTTTCAGCAATCCAATTAAGAGTGACAATATCAACCTTGTTGATACGGACAGTGGTTCTATTGTTGCAGTAACTAAGAGCTGGAATGATACAAGAACGGTGCTAACCATGACTCCGATATCTGACCTATCAAATGACACATCTTATAATGTGGCATTGTTTGGTATAGTGGACGACTACAGTCAGGAATTGGCACCGTCGATACAGGATTTCACAACTGTAGCGGCTTAATAAAAACATATCATAATATAGGGCGGTGCATCCGCCCTTTTTTAAAGAAAGGAATATTATGGCAGGCATATTAACAATAGGAATCGGTAAAGGTGCAGCTGAAGAAAAGCATTCAATAGGATGGATTTCGATGTACCACACAAAAGCTGTTTCAAAGCTAAACAAAGAGATCCTTCGTTTTGCAAAAGAAGCAGGGGAGATTGGAACTAAAAGCAAAAAACTAAGCGCACGAGTTGAGGAAATAAATACTGAATTTAAAAGGTTAAAGGACAGCAAAGAAGGTATTGAAGACACTTCTGTACTAACAAGGTTAGTGGAGGAAAAGAAACTTATCACTGAGCAACAACTTGAAATGTCTGAAGAAATCACAGAGAAAACAGACTCATTCTGGGATAGAAAGCTTTCGTTGATACATGGAGTTTTCCAAGAAAAGTTTGATTTAATTAGCTTGGAAAAAAGCAAAAGCCCGGAAGAAATAAATGAGATATTCCAGCAGGTATATGACTTTGCAAATGGGATTATAAGAAAAAACTAAAAAAGGGCGATGCAAGTACCGCCCCCAAAAACGATAAAACTGAAGAGTTAGACATAGATGAAATCATAATGGGAATATACACTGTACTTGTTAAGCAATATAAATGGAGCTTAAAGGCAATAGATGAAACAAACTTGAATACATTACTGGGTTTTATTTATCACAAGAAGAAAAATCCTAACACAAAAGTAATAAACGGCAAGAAGTATAAACGCCGTGCACCGGGAGTGGTGCCATGGCTATAAAAGATATTAGGTGTCCATATTGTGACAAGCTGCTTTTGAAAGTAGAAGCAGGGACTTTGGAAATAAAGTGCAGTAAGCAGGATGCAAGAAGAGGATGCGGTAGAACAATAAAATTTGAAATCACAGACGAGAGCGTAAAGCACACGGTTATCCGGGAGTAGCACCACGCCTTTCTATTATGATAGGCAGGTGAAATCATGGGTAAGAGTTACGATATCGGACCAAGAGTAGGTATTGACGGTGAAGACGATTTTCGAAAGGCGATACTAAACACACAAGCGGTTGTGAATACACTTGGCCTTGAAATGATGGCTGTATCCAAACAGTTTGATAAGAACGACAAAAGCGTCGAAAATCTTACCGGCCAAAACAAAGTATTAAATAAGCAGATAGCGGCACAAGAAGAAGTGCTGCAGAGCTTAAATACTGGGCTTAAGTATGCAGAGGAAAACTACGAGGAGAATGACCGAAAGACTCAGCAGTGGAAACAATCAGTAATTCGTGCAGAGATGAAACTGCGCGAGCTTGAGAAAACAGTTAAAGATAATAATGAAGCATTAGTTGAAACAGCTGCCGTGGCAGAAGAAGCAGCCGAGGAAACAGATGACCTAGGAGATAAAGCAGAAAAAACTGACGGTAAGTTTAAAGGTTTCTTAAAGAGCCTAGGTAGCAATGTTTTGAAAGGTGCTGCCAATATTATCAAAGGAATAGGAGCTGCTGCTAGTGGTGCTTATGCAGGCATGGTTAAGCTAGTAGACAGCACTAAAGAATATAGATCCGACTTATCCAAACTTGAGCAAAACGCAAAAAATGCTAATCAGAACTACGAGGAAATGAAGGGGCATGTTGATGATATAACTGCTCTGACAGGAGAAATAGACAGTTCTGTAGAAGCGGTATCTAACTTGATGGCGACAGGCATGGGGAGCAATGAGATTGCTGGCGCAGTTGATGCTCTCTCCGGAGCTGTAATTAGATTTCCGGATACATTAAAAATTGAAAGCCTTGCAGATGGACTGCAGGAAACATTGGCCACAGGCAAAGCAATTGGCCCCTTTGCAGAACTTATAGAGCGAATGGGCGGTGACCTAGAAGACTTTGACGCTCAAATGGCCAAAGCAACTACTGAAGCAGAAAAGCAACAGGTTGCACTTCAATTCCTTGCTGATAGTGGATTGGCAGATGTTAACACAGAATATCGTGAGGCTAATGAAAATATGCTTGCGGCTGCTGAAGCGCAGCAGCGGGTTGATGATGCAATGGCTGGACTGGCGGTTGCAGTTGAACCTGCAGTAACTAGTCTAAAGACAGGCGCGGCTGATGTGCTATCTAGTATCATCGGGATGGCTACAGGCGCAGAGGGGGCAGAGGGCGAGTTTGCAACCAGTATCGACAATCTTGTAAATACAGTCCTAGGTCAGATTGACATGTTGATCCCGGCTGTTTCTATGGTGGCTCAAACGGTAGTTCCATCCTTGATTACTGGAATAGTGAATTCTCTTCCTGCATTGGCAGAATCAGCTCGTGCTTTAGTCGACTCTGTTCTTACAGGGGTAAGCGAAAATCTTGATCTGATTATTGATGCAGCGTTGTCCTTGACTGAGACGTTAGTCTCTGGATTATTGGATAACCTACCCATTATAGCAGAGGGAGCGCTGTCATTAGTACTTGGCTTGGCGGAGGGATTGTCTGAATATCTTCCTGAATTGGTGCCTGCAACAGTGCAGGCTGTATTGACTATTGTAGCAGGGCTACTGAGTGAGGAAAATATAACAAGGCTCATAGATGCTGCTTTGTCACTGATTCTAGGATTGATTGATGGAGTCCTGCTTGCGTTACCCCTGATATTGGCACAAGGGCCGTTGATACTGAGTTCTTTAATTAGTGGAATAGTGTCTGCTATTCCATTGTTAGTTGATGCAGCAGTATCCACAATAGTTGGATTAATTGAATTTCTAACTGATCCAGAGAACCTAACATTGTTGGTTATGACTTCTATTGATTTGATGATGGCTCTAGCTGGTGGATTAATAGAGGCAATTCCAGAATTAGTTCTTGCGATACCTGAAATCATTTTAGCTATGAACGAAGCGTTCATGGAAACAGACTGGCTTCAGCTCGGTAAGGATATGATATCAGGTATTGGTGAAGGTATAAAGGAATCTGCTGAAGCCCTAGCCGAATCAGCCAAAGAAGCTGCTGCCGCTGCACTCGAAGGAGTTAAGAAACTATTAGATATTAATTCGCCTTCCGGAGT